TAATTATTTATTTTTAATAAAAAAAAAAATTTCAATTTTATTGATTTTTGTCGATTTTTGATGTAATAATTCTATATTTTATATATTTTAATAAAAAAAAAGGTATGTGTTTTGCTCTCACCACACACCCCCCATAAGGGGCCTAGGGATAAGAATCCTACTCATAGATTCTTTTACAGCAACCCAAGATTTCTTCTTCTTGGGTTTTGTCGAAGTCCCCGTATTTGAGGAGTATTCCGACGTAACTTAGGAAGAGATCCTTCTCTGGAATTTGGGTTCTCTCGTATTTTACCACGACATCTATCAAGGCGTTCATAGCCTGATTCTCACCACGTTCCAAATGGTAGTGCGAGGGCTCTTCAACACACCGGAGGATATAGATCTGAAAGTCGTTTTTAACTCTTAGACATCTAACCTCCAGGTTCGTCTTACTATCCTCGGTGACGGCGGCAAAAGTGGTGGAGGCGGTGTACGACATAATTGAGTTAATTCTCTTTATTAGGAAAAAAAAATTTCAATTTTATTGATTTTTGTCGATTTTTGAAAAAATCATTAAATATGGCAGAAAATACCACCATTTATCCATTAAAATCCCTTAAATTGAGTTATTTTTATTTTAGACTTTTATTTTAAATATTTAATTATATTGTATTTATATAGAAAAAAAAACTAACTATAAAAACTAAATCTACAACTATACTAACTACATGGGCATTATTGTACTATAATAGAGTACAGGATCTAATTTAGTGTTGAAAGTAGAAGGTGAATAAAACATACGACTCCATAGACTTTGTGAACGGCTCCATAGACTTGTTGAGGGTGGTGGAGGTGAGAGAACCGTAATGACAAAGATTTTACGTGTACAAACAGGTATAGATATCGATGTGGAATGTTGTTTTTCTTGTTTATTATTTTGTTGTTCAATAACGGAGATGGAGTTGGATGGTTGTTGTTCCTGTTCGGTGATTTGATTTTCAATCATTTCATCAAATGTCCATTCATTTTTAAATGGGTCATCAAACATCATATTAAGTTTAATATTTATCTTTATAAAAATAAAATCAATTTTATTTAATTTGATTGATTTTATGTTGATTTTTGAAAAATTATCCGTTAAATTAAGGTATTTTTATTTTAAATATTTAATTATATTTTATTTATAGAAAAAAAAAATGGTTTTTTTTTTGCGTTTTTTTGGTTTTTTCTAAAAACTAAATCTACACTACTCACCTTTATAGACATTATTTACAAGAAGGAGACCATGTAGTAGGGTGTGTTGTTGAAGAGAACAGTTCACCAAACCACCTTTTCAACGAGAAACGAGGGGGTGGTAGTGATATCACAGTCCGAACCAATTCAAACTGTGGTTTTATGGGAGGGGGCGGTGGTTTTATGGGAGGGGCATACAGTCGCACTTCTAGGGCGTCCATCTCCACCAAGCTCCAATCCCGATCAACAGTATCAGGATCCATTTTCCGGGAGTATTATCCTCTTTATTAGTAAAAAAAATTTCAATTTTATTGATTTTTGTCGATTTTTGAAAAAACCTCCAAAAATGGCAGAAAAACGGTCGTTTTTCCATTAAAATCCGTTAACTTGCGGTATTTTTATTTTAGACTTTTATTTTTAATAGTTAATTATATTTTATTTATAGAAAAAAAATCTTTTTTTTTTCTTTTTTTTTTTTTCCAGACACGAAGTCGCAGGCTTAGTTGCATGCGAAAACGCAAAGCTCCGTCAACCACTCAGCTGTGAGTTCCTGTGGCCCTACGAACGGAGAGTCCTTGAAGGCTTCCGCTATCCTCACGTAGTTCCCTTTACTCTTCGTGATCTCCTCGATGAGCCAGTCTCTTCGCTCAACGGAGCCGTAGATATCCTTCACGGTGAAATGGGAGCCATCGTCACGCATCTTCCAGAGGAGGATCCTAGCAAAATGGCTTAAAACGTAGCTCCGCCGCTCCGTGCGCTTTATTATCTGAGCGGAGACAATGGTTTCATTGATTTCTACCACCTTCTCGGAATCGGAATCGGAAGCGGGATTGGAAGTGAGAGTGGAAGCGGACATATTAAGAAAAGGTTAATCCTCTTTATTAGTAAAAAAAATTTCAATTTTATTGATTTTTGTCAATTTTTGAAAAAACCTCCAATAATGGCAGAAAAATAGGGTATTTTCCATTAAAAATGCTTAACTTGCGGTATTTTTATTTTAGACTTTTATTTTAAAGGATGATATTATAATAAATTCAAAGACAAATATCAGTTAATTCTTCTTCTGTTTTATGACATTCTAGTTTAAATTGATAACCAAATCCACATTTATAGGTTCTTTGAAAGTTATTTTCATCATATCCGTGATTAATTATTTTCATTATTTTAACACATTTATGTTTTTTGAGTTCATTAAGTTTTCTATGTTTACGATTATAATAGCATTCACAATATGAATTATTTTTCATATAATTATGATAATCATTTATATGGTCGTGATATGACATTTCATAATAAATATATTTAACAATTTGTTCTATATGAAATTTATATTCATTTTTTCTAGGATATAAAAACCATTTTATTTTAGATATTAATCCAATTTCATATCCAGCAATTTTATTTAAGAATAAATTTATTTTACAATTATCCATATTTATATTATAAAAATTATTTAATAAAAAAAATTAAACTAGATAAAAAGTTTTAATATAATAATATTTAATTTTTTATTTGTATATTTTTACTAAAATATAATAATAAGTTTGCATGTTCTTTTTGTATTTTTGTTATAGATTTATTTTTTTGTTTATTTAATCTAGTATTTGGTTTTCTTTTATTTTTTCTATTATAATTAATACTATTTATATATAAATTATAATTTTTTTTATTACAAAAATGTTTAATCCACTTATCAGTATTATAACTATTATCCATTTTTATTATTTTTATAAAAAAAAAAATTTAAATTAATAATATCAATTTTATTATTTTAATAATATATAATAATAATGAATTTGGTAAATAAATTATTAAGAGTTCCAGAAGAATTTGAATCAACAGATAATAAAAAAATGTATGAACCAATGGGTTTAAATTTCTATTCTAGTTTTTTATTTTTATTACCAACATTTTATAGTTATAAAAATAAACAATATCATGTGTCTATTGGTAGTGGGTTTGTATTTATTATAAGTATTTTAAATCACGGAACATATAATTCTACATTAAATATGCTAGATAAATTATTTTCTATATTATGTATTTGTTATTTTTCTATAACTTATGCTTCATTAAATATATATTTTTTTCTAAGTATATTAATAACTATAATATCATTAACTGAATTTATTTATTTTAAATCTTCATATCATCCAACACACGCAGTTCAATATCATTCTATAATACATATTATGACATCAATGGGTATATTATTATTAATAGAATCAAAAAAATAAATATCCATATATAATATAATAATGAATAATATAATAATTAATAATAGAAAAATTAAAAAAACTGTATTATCTAGTTTTTTATTTTTATTACCAACAATTTACGGTCATAAAAATAAACAAAAATTAATAACAATAACTAGTTTTTTAACATTTATAATAAGTGTCTTAAATCATTTAAATAAAAACAATTTAATTAATGTTATAGATAGATTATTTGCTCTTATTAATATTAGTTATTTTGGAATAAATTATTATAACTTAAATAATATTTATTATGTCTTGGCAATGATAGTTTGTATATTATCATTAATGGCATTTTATCATTTTAAAATATCCACTAGTGGTATAAATGTTATAAATGAGGAGAAAAATCATGTTATAATTCATATATGTTCTTGTTTAGGTATTTTATTATTAATTAAATCAAAAATATAGATTTATTTATTTAATTGTAAAATTACATAATAAATATAAAGTCCGTAAAAGTTTTTAGAAATTATATCTAGTAAATTATATGAAATATTTTTTGGTATAGTTGATAAAAATGCGGCGACACCATATAATGCCCATATACCAAAAACAAACTTAAATAAATCAGTGCCAACTTTAGTATGTATTGCGTAATTATAATATATTAAACTAAAAGTTTTAGCAAAAAAATAAAATCCGATTAGTATAGATATATATTTTGGTAGAATATTAACTTCTCCTAGAAATCCAAAAACTAACATTCCTAGATTAAACAAAATTAATTTTTTAATTATTGTGTGGTTATGTTGAAAAAAACTTTTTATATTAAGTAGTTTTTCATCTAATTTATTTTGGTCTTTATATTCTTGATATTTCATAAACATTATAGTTGATACTAGCATTATAGGAGTTGTTATTGACCAATCAATATATCTTTTTGATGTAATATCTGTGTCTTTAATAGATGTTTTAAATATCCATATATAAAAAACAAATTCAACAAATTGAACAATAGTGTCTATTTTAACAATATCATTTAAAATAATATGTTTTTGTGGTATTTTTATATATATAGCATATAGTGATATTAAGCCAGAAATAAATTGTATTACTAGAGAATATTTAACTGTATTTTTAATAGTAAGATTATTTAACATTTTTTTATTATATTATATATATAATATTTTTTAAAAAAATATACATAAAATTGATTTTTTTATATAAATTTTATTAACAAAAACAAATCATCATGGATACAATTTTGAAAATTCTGTTGCGCTATTATGATATGAATCAAATTCAAGAGGTTCTGAGAGAACTAATCATAAAGAATTTACCAAAAGTAGAAATGAGTAGGGTTTGTGAACCAATATTGTTTTCATTTAAATTTCAGCAAAATATAAATGGTATTATTGTTATTCCAAACAATCGATTTAGAGGACTTGAAATGTTTGAGGTAGAAAAGGAAAAACCAAATGTGGTTAAGAAAATTAAAAGTGAGATACCAATAACAATTATAATAAAAGTTGATGATTAATATTGTATAGTCATTATTTATGATTTTATTTAAAAAAAAAATGTTTTTTTACAAATTTAGTAAAAATGGATTAAAATTGAAATTATATTGTATTAAAATTAATTTTATAAAAAAGGTTTTATAAAAGAAAATGGAACTATTTTATATAAATGGGATTGATGAAATTGATGGATTTGATGGGATTGATTGGGATAAAATTATTCAAAATATTAATGATGAAGAGTTTATTCTAAAACCAACACGTTATGATATAAATAAACTTATAGTAAGAATACCATCAAAAGAAGAAATTCTAGAAGCTTGTGAAAATGATGATATTCTTGGATGTTCTCGGGATCAATGGTATAAGTTTAAAAAACAGGCAAAAACCGTTCTATCTGAGGAAGAAATAAAATATATTCAAACTAAAAGAACTAAAGTTAATTGGCGTAAAGATGCTAAAAGATCACGCGAAAAACAGAAAGGAAAAAAAGAAAAAATAATAAAAGAAAACAAAGAACTTAATAAAAAAGTTGAAGAACTTAATAAAAAAGTTGAAGAACTACAAAAAGAACTTCAAGACCTTAAAAATAGTCTTTAATGTATTTAAAAAAAGTCAGATGTGAACTATATTTAATAGAAAAAAGGTGGTATTTTCTGCCATATTTGAATATTTTTCTAAAAATCGACATAATTGAATAAAATTGAATTTTTTTTTACTAATAAGATAAATTGCCCTCACCACAACACAAGATAAAGGATTAGTTATATTGAAAGATATAACTAATCCTTTATCTTTTTTTTTATGTTAATGTTTTTTAATATTTAATATTTTTTTATGTTAATGTTTTTTTAATAAATTTAATCTAGTAATTAATAGTAAAATTGATATTTATTTATTAAATTATATTTATTATTTAAAAATGGATAATATTAAGTGTAATTATCAAGAAAGTTTAGGTGTTGGTAAATGGAGTGTTCCATGTAATATATTAATAACTAACACTAATTTAAAAATATTTATTATTAAAGAAAGATATTATGGATATAATACAATATTTTGTGAAGAACATAATAAAAAATATATAAAATAAAAAGATTAAAACTAAAATAAAATTGAAATTTATTTTATAATTATAATAAAATATAAAAATTTTTGATAGCAGAGAAAAACAAAGCAAAATAAAACAAAACAAAATGGCTGAAGCAACTACTACAGAAGAAAAATACAAAATTATTCTTGATGATAAAACTGTACACACAATTGATCCGATGCGTTTTATTACTATTAAGAACCTTTGTGATGATATTGATGATGATAGTATTGAAATTCCAATTCCAGGTATTAAAAAAGAAATTTTTGACTATATTATTGAATTTATGGAATTACATCCTAAAAGTGAAGATGAAGTTAATAAAACAGAAGAAGGACAGCAGGAACTTAGGATTAAACCTCTAAGTGAAACAGATAATGCCTATTTTGCTAAACTTGGACTTCAAAACCATTTTAATCTAATTCTAGCAGCAAATTATTTGGATTTCAAACTGCTTCTTGATTATAGTTGTAAAGCGATTGCTGAAATGATTAAAGGAAAAGATCCATCTGAAATTAAAAAAATTTTTGGCGTTGAAAGTGATTTTACTGAAGAAGAAAAATCACAAGTACTTGTAGAAAATCCTTGGCTTAAAAGTGATGATGAGAAATCATCATTAATGATTGGAATTGAAGAAGATGCTCACTCAGGAGGGGGAGGTGCTGCTGAATAATTATATATTTATTAATTAAAAATAGTATTAAAAAAAAAAATGTTTTTTTTATAATTACGTAATTATTTGTTAAAAATTAAAGAAAAATTGAAATTTTTTTTATTTAATATATAAATTGGTTGTTAGATAAAAGATAGGAAAGTGGCATCTTCCTTAATCTTTCAATCCATAATAAAGACCATATACCATTATGTGATAATAGAGCGTTTGATCATAATACATAGAAAATTTAGGTAGAGCAGTATGCCAACTGGTGTCTATCTTATTTTAAATCAATATGAGTCAATACGCGGCGGGAGTTAGTGGCCTCCAGCACACTAATACGTTTTTTTTTATAGTTATTATAAAGAATATATAGGTTATATAATTTAATAATATTTTTTTATTATAATAATCTGTTGTATTTTTTGGAATAATTATTATTATGTTAAAAATTAACGAAAAATTGAATTTTTTTTTATTTAATATATAAATTGGTTGTTAAGACGAGGTGGGCACCTCTCATGTTCTTGCCAACCCCTCCACGGTACGGCGTGGGGCTCTTGCCCCTCTGCAAATAAATCGTGGAAGGAAAAAGGATAAATGTTCCTTAAATTAGTACTTCTTTTGTCGGACGTTAACGAACTTTGTTCGAAGACGTTAGAGATTTCTCGGGGAGAGTAGTTAGCCACTATTCTCCTTTGTGTTTATGGAAATTTATTTCCACCGATAATTGAAGTCACGGGAGTTACACCACCAATGTAATACGTTTTTTTTTAATATTTGTTGTAATTAATTACTAGATAATAAATATTTAAAAATATTTATATATATATATTTATATTATTTCAATAATGAATGAAGTTATGTGTTATTTATTATTATTATTATTTTTAATTAGTAATAAAAGTATTTTAAATTATTTTTGTATATTTTATTTTTATATTATTTTATATTATTATTTATAATAAATATGTTTAATAATATAAATAATTATTTTAATTCTAGTTATAATTTGATTATATTTTTTATTTTAATATTATTATTATTTTGATTATTTTTATAATATTTATTTTTATTTATAAAGCGCGATTTTTTTGTTAATAAAACGCGATTTTTTTTGTTAATAAAACGCAATTTTTATGTGTAGGGTTTAGTTATTAACTATAATAACAACTTTATTATAAGGTAATAATGATTATATTTTATATAAAATATATTTTTAAAAATAGTGAGAAAATGATTAATTGATTAATTTTATTTTTTTTCCATTAATAAAAAAAAATTGTTTATAAAATACGCAATTCTGTTGATGAGGTTGGTTAATACAATAAAAAATAGTTATTTATACAATAAAATGATTTATATTTAATATAAAAAAAACTATTATTTTTAAAATTAAAAATAATTATTGATTATTTTCAATATTTTTCCATATTAATTCGTACAAATATTTTTCGAGTGGTAAAATACAAAAAAGGGGCGGTGACCAATTTTGGAAAATTTTCATTATTTTTACAGTCATTTTTGTGTTTTTTTCATTATTTTCGCAGTCCGATTGATTTTTT